GCCGCCTGGGTGGCCCGATCAAAGTTGCCGCCCAACTCGTCGGCGGTATTGGCGAGTTCCTTGAAGGTGAGAAGTTTCGCCTGGGTGAGTTGGATCGCATTGCCATCCACTCCGGTTTGCAGCTCGATCTTGTCCGCGAGGTTGTTGAGTCGCTCAGCCACCGCGTCGGACTGGTCGCCAAACAGCCCCATCGACTTGGCGATGTTGCGAACGCGGGCGTCGGCGGAGTTCGCCGCTTCACCCGACAGGATCAGCTTGTAGGTCAATGCACCAATCGCCGCGCCTGCGGCGGCCACAGCGGCGGCGACAACTGCCGTTCCCTTCGCTACGGATTTCATGGCGCTGCCCATTGAAGCGAACCCCTTGGATGCGCCCGACGACATGCCGGCCATCGAGTTTTTCAGACCGCTTGTTTCCGACTTGGCAGTCTTCAACGCGGACTGGAATCCAGCCGTGTTGAGTGTCAGCAGTGCGGTGAGCTTGGCCATCTGGCCACGGGTGGCATGTCAATCGAAGCCGGACTTGCCCTTCACGTTGGCGAAGAAATAGAGCAGCCGTTTTTCCATCGAGCGGGTCTGCACACGGAGCGCGGCATTCACCCGCGCCCGCAGGCCATTGACCTTGGCGGCCCACTCCACCGCGTTGGTGATCGACGCGCTGATCTCGCCATCCTTCACCGTGATGTCGGTGCTTCCCGGCGCGGCATGGCGCGACACCCACGCGGGCACTCGGATTTTCCCAACGCTCTGCGCCGCCGTGGCCCATGCCGATGCCAGATAGCCGACCCGTGCCTTCTTCGCCTTGATCAACTCGGCAATCAGCGCCTTCGGTGCCTTGAGTTTGGTGCCGCCCTTGGCCACGCGCATAGTTCCGCTTTTCCGCCGCGACTTGAGCACCGAGCGCATTTGCGCCAATGAATCCACATCCGCCCGCTTCGGATCGGACACCCCGCGAAACACGGCGCGGATGTCGCCGGTGATCGCTTGCTCGCCGAGCTTCTTCGCCTTCACCCCGCGTGTGCTGCCACGGCTCGGCGGAGTAAAATCCAACAAGTGCCGAATGAAGCCGCGGACCTGCTCCTTCATGAACGTCTCTCCGTCGCGTTTCGAGTAAGCGGCGAGACGGTCGGCGGCCCGCTGGAATTCATCGACATGCAGTTTGAATTTCACCTCATCACCCATCGTCCTCGTCGCCATCGTCAACCATGCGGTCGATCAGTCCGATCAGCTCGTCGGGCGCAAGTGCCTGGAGCGCCTCTTCGGTGGGTGGTTCAAGCGTCCAGAGATTGGCGGCTTGGAGCGAACAATGGTAATACTGGAGGGCACGCGCCATCGGCAGCCGCCAGATGATGAAGTCCTCGCTCCAACCAGTGTCCTTGGCGATGGTGAAGACCGCGCTCGCCAGCCAGCCGGGGTTCAGGACTTTCCCGGCGCATCATCCTCGCTGGATGGATACTTGCTTTCGACGCGGACACTGGATGCGGCAAGCATCGCGTTGATCCGGTTGATCTCCGCCATCAGTCCCGGGAGCATGTCGAAGGTAACATTGAGAGAGAACTTGAGCACACACCGATCCACGGTGTCATCACGAACGGCGTCCGCGATGTCATCTTCATCCGCCGACTGCATCCATGCAAAGGCCATGATCTGCCGCTGCTCTTCCAAATCATCGAGATCCAACGGTGGATCATCCTTGCCACGGGTGAACATGGTGAGCTTGAGCAGATAGGCCAGTTGCATCGAGCCCATGGTGTAAGGACGCAGCTTGAGGTTGCCGATCCGGCGTTCCCCGCTGTCGATCATGCCGGTGGCAAGTTGAAGTTCGCGGTCGTTCATGATGTTAGAATTCGGCAAGGATTTGCTCGCGGGTGGCTTTCGACGCTTCGTCAGAACCGCTCGGCACGATGGCGATGCGCTTGCCTTTGCGGATCAGCAGCATCGGGCGCATCGTCTTGACCTTGTCGAGCAGTCGGTTGTGCTGGTCATTCATCGCCCGCAGATAGGCAATGGGGTGGTTGGCGTTGGCCTCGCACCAGGCGAGTGATTCGTAACGCTTGCGGAACTCGTCGAAGGTGATGCTTTCCGCTACCTCAATGGGTTCGAAGCTGATCTTCGCCGCGCCGTCCATGAGCCAGGTGACGGTGCGCTTCGCGCCGTTGGGCGTCTGTTCGACCGTGTCGGAATAGGCAGCTTCGGTGGCGAACATGCCGCCGCTTGAGAGTGCCGCAGCGACAAGCCGGGTGTTGCGGCTTTCGGTGGGTTTCGTGTCGTGGTCGCGCACGACGCTGATGGTAGTTCCTTCTTTCATGGGTGATTTTCAGGTGATCTTTGAAAATGGATGCGTCATACCGCGCCTGCGGCGGGATGGTTCACTCCCGACAACTCGAACGAGTTGTAATCCTCGTTGGTCTGGGAGTTTTTGACGGTGGTGATGATGGTGGTTCCGCCCGTGATCTGTTCGGGCACGTAGGCGGCGGAGGCTCCACCCAGCAGGGATTCATCAGCGACACCCCGGCCCTTGACGGAGAAACTGAAGGACGGGTCATAGCGGTTGCCCGTCTCGAACGCGCCATCGCTCTTTTTGATGATCTTGTGTTCAAGCTGCTTCTGCACGTCCACGCTCTCCACTAGGGCGGCGGTGACGCACTTGACTCCGATTTCGTTGAACGCGGCGGGCATGAAATTGTTGAATGTTAGATGTCGTCGTAGGCGACGGCCTGAATCTCGAAGCCTGGAAAGTCGTCGTTGCTTTCCGTCACCTTGACGGAGGTCACGAACGAGACACCCTTGGTGATCGCCCCTGCGGCGACATCGCCAAAATTCACGGTGCCTTTTCCGGATAGCGTGATGCTACGCGTGATCAGCTTCTTCGGCTTCGCCACCACGGTCACGCCAAGCGAATCCCGCAGTGTCGCCACTTCAATGGATGAGTCCGCAGACGCTTCCTGGGCGTGGCCGGTGGCGGGCGCGAGTCCGTGCAGGTTGGTGACTCCGAAAGTGGCGGGCATGACTCCTACGGCGTGTTGTCAACCGGCGTCCAGTCCACACCTAGAATCCCTTCGATGGTGGTGAGCCACCGGTCATCGTCCGTCACGGCGGTCGAGTTAGCTTTCGTCCTGAAACCACCAATGATGAATCCGTTCGCCGCAGGCAGCACACCTTCCATGATGCCCTTCACCGAATGGGCGAGAGTGGCGTGTTGCGTCCGGTTGTCGGTGGGTGACGAGACGAGGATTTTCACCGTGGCCCGATGGAGCGGACCGACCACGTTTTCAATCGAGTCCGCTAGAACGAGAATCGCATGGGATTCGGGCGTGCGGATGTCGGAGGAAGTCCCGGTGAAAACCTCGGGCGCGGGAACAAGCTGCGCGGAGGTGAACAGACCGGCCAGGTAATCTTCGATGGCTTGGTTCATGGTGGTGATTTTCAGCGACGGGCCACCCGGTATTCGATGATGCCTGCGCCGGGCTTGCGGTTGATTTCCTCGATCTTGTGGCGGTCGCCGCCGATGAGGATCGTGTCGTTGTGAGCGGGCGGCGGAGCTGGCAGGTGTGCCACGAGCAACCTAACGGTGAGCGATCCGTCCTGGGTGAAGCCGCCTTCCTCAAGATCAACGGCCAGTCCGCTCGGCGAAACCATCGCCTGATAGTCCCTGCCGCCGATGGTCACCGGCACGCCCGCGTCTCGCAGGATTTCAACGAATGCCTCGGCGGCGGCGGCTTGGATCGCGTTCACGCCAAGCGTGGCGTGTCAATCGAGCTTGAAACAAAACACCCCCTCCCGGTTTCCCGAGAGAGGGTGATGGATACCAATCGAACTCCAAAGAAGCTTATGGTTTGACGATCCGCTTGAGGGCGTCGGTCTTGGCCGGGGCGAAGCCGTAAAGGCATTCGAGGGTGACGAAGATCTTGTTGGCGCGGGTGTCGGTGAAACGGAGGTAACCGAAAGTCATGCCCGTGGCGGGATCGGTGACGGCACCGGCTTGCTGGTAGTCGGCCACCGGCTGGAGGTAGCGCATGGCCACCGCGACGGCGCTGGAGTGAGCGGCGAAACCAACGAGCTTTTCTGCGTGATCCGACGGGATGAGAGTCGTCTCGTGGAGGTTGAATCCGGCAAGCCGTTTGACCATGCCTTCGGTGACTGCCGGGGCGTTGAGGTTCAGGTTGAAACTCTTGGCCACCACGTCATCGGCGAGCATGTTTGTGTAGTAACCGGCGTCGAGCACGAGCGAACGCGGGTTGGGCGGCATCTTGGCATTGCCGCAGGCTTCGCGCAGGCTGAGCACCTTCTTGTAATCGAAGCCAGTGGCGGCGAGCGCGGCGATGCCGGGAGCGCCGAAGTTGGCGAGCGTGATGCAACTGAAGATGTCCACCAGCACGTCCTGAGCGAGTTGTTGGGCTGCTGCTTCCACTAGGGTTTCGAGCACCGTGAGCGAGGTCTCTGCGGATTCCTTCGCGGTCACGTGGACGGTCTTGTATTTATGGCGGTTGAGCGTGACGGGAACCACGGTGACCGTAGAATCGGCGTTGGCCGCATAGTCACCGGCGAAGTCACTCGATTCACTGGGCGCACCGACAAGTGGAACGCGCACCGTGTCGAGTTTTTCAGCGGGCAGCGGACTGAAATCGGTGGAGAACGCCGTGACCGGCAGAAGGTTCGACATGAAGGGCATGAGCGCCCGTTGGGCGACCTTGATGTCTTTGACGTTGGTGAGGGTGTTGGACATGGCTTTCTATCAGGCTTGGTGTTTGAGGATGAGGGCTTGTTGTTCCGGGGTGAGCTTGCGCCAGAAGGCGGTCTGTTCGGCGGGATCGGTGACGGCGGCAAAGCGCGCATGGAGATCCGCAGCTTGGGAGGCATCTCCGGCAGGGGTCACTTGGGCGGGCATCGTGGTGCCGGTGGAGGCGACGACGCGGGCGACTTCGAGTTGCAGTTTGCGGTCGAAGTCGGACTGCGATGCCTCAAGCTCGGTGATGCGGGATTGCATCGTGACAACACGGGCGCTGGCGGAATCGCGCTCGGTGATGAGATTGGCGGTTTGGTTTTTCGCGTCATCGCGCTCTGCCTTGAGCGTGTCGATTTCGGCGGAAAGCAGCTCCACTTCGCCACGAAGCGAATCGACGCTGGTCGAGGCCTCGTTAAGCAGATCCGTCTGGGCTTGGTGGTCCCGCTGCAGGTTGGCTACCTGGGTGCGGGCTTCGGCGAGTTCGTCTTCGATGGTCTTCATCGACCGTGATCCCGTGTCAACCGACGCGTGATAGACGCGCAGGCGGCGCATCGCGTCGGCGCGGTCGGGAACCATGCCCGCGAGGTTGTGGCGCTGGGCTTGCTTTCCGCTGAATGTCTGACCTTCCATCGCCTCGGCAGGAATCGCACGGCCACGGGAAAGCACTGCGTCGTGAAACTCAGCGGCGATTTCGGCGAGGTTCGATTGAATCAACTCGCGCTGATCATCTGTTAGCGGAGTGCCGGGCGCACCCATCGCCTTGTATTTGCCGACGGAGAAGACCTCGACCTTGATGCCCGCTTTATCGAGGGCCGCGCTATTGTCGATCACCGCCTGCACGACGCCAATGGATCCGACCTGGGCGGAGGGCGTGGCGTAGATCGCGCGGGCCTGGCTGGCGATCCAATAGGCCGCCGAACACATCAAACCGGAAGAGAACGCATAGACTGGCTTGCTTCCATTCAAAGCCTTCACCGCCGCCGCGAGTTCCGGAGTGCCGGCCACGGTGCCGCCGGGTGAGTCGATGTTGAGAAACACCGCCTTGATGTCGTCGCGTTCCCCCGCTTCACGCAAAGCTTCACCGATGTCTTCGGAACTGGTCGCACCGAAGAAGATTCGTGCAAAGAGGTCGGGCTTGCGAAGGATCGGCCCTTCGATGGCGACCACGCCGATGCCGTCCTCAATGGAAAGCAGTTGGCTTTCGGCTGCCTGCTTTGGGAGGAATCCACCGCGATCCACCAGTCCCCGCAACGAGGCAGCCATGGATTGCAGCGCTTCAGGTTGGATCAGCCACTCGCGATGTTGAATTACCGGGTTCACGCCCGGATGGCGGTGTCAACGGCCAGGCGGGGGCTCTTCCGGCTCGGGCAGAGTGACAGGCATGCCATTCGGTTTCCAGAGCATG